ACCCCCCCGTGGAAGCCTGAGAAGCAGGACAAAAAACCCCCCCCCCCGGGGGGGGGGGGGCTTCCTTCACTTGCCGGCTACTCGATCCGCGTCAGCGATCGACGTCAGCACCGAAGCCAGACCGGCTGCCGCCGCGACAGACAGAGTCTGCACCCAATCCACCGACAGCAGACCAGTGCCAGCCACACCGACCACCGCCACGATAGTCTGGGCGACAGTCTTGACAGCCCGCTCAGCCGCCGCAGCCCAAAATTCACGAGTCCACAGCATATATATCTCCCCTCATTTTACCCTCAACAGACCATCCGCTGAGGGCTGCTCAAGTTTCCGCACTCTAGCAGCGATGTCCTCCAGCTGCGCGCCCGTCCGGGCCGCATCCATCGTCATGCGCTCACCCATAGCAGTCAGCTGACGTGTACGCTGCACAGCTTCGGACTCCTGCCGGCGCTGAGTCTCCTGAACCACAGCCAAGGCCTCACCGTGGCGCTGCTGCATGGCGAGAATCCTCTTGACATCATCCCGAAGCGACGACCCGCCGTTGGTGTGCTGCTGGGCGAGCACCTCGGCGGTATCCCGAGCAGCCATCTCGGTACGCTTCCGGAGGTCCCGGATCTCCGATATCACCCGCGCCACACCGACCAGAGCCGTCACCAGCGCAGCGAGACCGGTCAGCATACCCCCCAGGAGCTCCCACGGGGGAGCAGTGAAAGTCACTTCTCGAGCCTCGCCAGAATAGCTTCCACACCAGCCGCGATGGCATCCACCCGGGACTCCAGAGCCCGGACTTTCGTCAGGGTGTCGGCGACCTCCTGATTCAGCGGGCGGTTACCTTCGTCCCCGCCACGCCTGACGTCCGCAAGGTCCTGACTCAGCTCACGAACCCGTACAGCCAGATCCCGGACGACCTCGTCGAACCGACCAGCATCCGGGATATACGTGCGCCACACGGAATTATCTACGATACCTGCAATCCTGTTAGCAGTCTCACTATCCACTGTAAAATCATCCTCTCCAGATACTACCCCAGCGAAGACCAGCGCCGGAATATCCCCAAAGCTGTCCTCGAAGAAAAAATGAATATGGTCCTCATGACGGTTGCTAATACCTGTCCTATTACCCGACAGAGTCGACCAGGTTCCGTACCGAGTTTTCCATATCCGATTCTGCCAGATAATATGCCTCAGGTGCATCCTGCTAGCATTGGCCATAGCCCACGCGATAATGGCATCGCCAGCCTCCCGGTACACACCAGTAGACCGAATCCCAACCTCCGGGGCACAGATAACATCGAGCGCCCTGCCCGTGCCATGCTCGTCACTCCACTGGCCAGTCTCAGGGTACCTACCCGAAAGAGTCGGAGTATCCCACCCACGGCCAATCCACACCATCGGGTAGGCCTTCCTCGTGCCATAGTAGATAGCACTAGCCAGCCCTTTTACACACGACCGAGCGTTGGGCCCAATATAGCTATCCCACTGTGCTGGAGCACCCATACTGTCACCTCCTAATCCACATATCCGTAGCGTCCACATGACACGCACTACACCACAGCCGGCCGCGAGATATATACATTTTCGCGCCCACAGCATGGCACTTTCGGCACGTCATAATGATAATCCCATCATACCTCAACGCATCCACAGGACCACCGCCGACACTGCTGCGTAACCACCAGAAAGAGCCGCACCAGAGGCGAGATACGCCTGCGTGGACACACTCAAAAACTGCCCCAGACTCCCCACATAAAAGGGCCACGTAATAGCCGCGGGAACATCAGCAGACCCCATAAGCGACATCATCTGTGGGCTATACTGCCCGTCACAATACATACGCCCATTACACCATGGCGAGCCGGAGTTCACGTCATACCTAGGGGTAATAGAGCCCCCGGCCAGCACCACAGCCCTAGTAGCCCACGGGACACAGGGAATGGTCAAGCTGGCCGCGGCACCCCACGAGGACCCAGGCTGCCACGATCCATTCGACGAGCTATATGACTGAGCAGATATCTGCTCTCTCAGCGCGTCGGGCCCGATAAGTCCCTTAGCCACCTCAAGAGTCCCGTCGAAAATCGCTGAACCAGACACATGAAGCGTCCCCCGCGTCATGTGGATGTCACCGGCACCGATAGTGGCAGCCAGCTCAGTCAGACGGGACTCCAGCGTATCCAGACGGCCGACCACAGCGCGCAGACCAGCATCTTCACTCGGACGGTCAATATCCCTCGGATCAATACCCACTAGTCACCCCTTTCAAAATAGGCTTTATCGTTGTTATCTGCCCAGAGACAGGATCCGGATCCGCAACCCACCCAAGCAGCCTGCTCCTCAACGTACGATTGACCTCCGGAAGATCCGGATTGTACAAATCAATCTCAATCTGATTACCGATGTCAAAATCCCGGGTAGGGATACAGTCATCGATATTCAGCTCCACAGAGTAGCTGACGGTACCGTTTCGCTGGCGCTCCATGGCGTCCAGAACATACCCGTTAATTATCTCAGGCGTCTTAGACCCTGTGTCCGGGGACCACCTGCGCTCAATTCTTAAGTAGTTCGCACCCAAATAGCTCTCGGCCTGAAGAGTATACATATACCGCTCATCGCCCTCGCGATTGGCGGTACCAGTAAAAATCGTGGCGCCTTTACCGTCAGTATAATCCTCTACCATAGACCATTTTCCACTCGGGAGCAGCCGAGGGTTACTGAGGGTGCCAATCATATCGGCCACGATAGCAGTGAACTCCAGACTCCCCCCCTCAGACAGGCTCCACCGTGTGGTGAACTCGCAGCCACCACGAGACGCCATGAGATTCTGCAGCCCAGTAAGGCATGTCATGTCCTGGTCATTCGTATATGTCCTATCACCGCGCCTGCCGGGCAGCTCCTCCACAGAGCCCGAAAACTCCTGAACGAGCCTGTCTAAACCGATCTTCCGGGCAATCTGTGTATACGGAAGATTCTTATACTCACCAGCTTCAACGTAGTTCCGCGCCAGCCACCCATCGGCCGGCTGAAGGCCCAGCTCTATCGTGTCACCGCTCCCGTAGGTGCGCTTATCTATCCATCCCCCCCAAATCACATAGGTGCCACCACGGGACTCAGCCACAGCCGCCAGTACAGCCCGTAGGGGCTGTGTGGCCACCTCCCACAGCGGAGGGAGACGATCTGTGATCGGAATCTGGAGAGTGGCAGCGTCAGCACGACCCATGATATGGGAGATACTCCCCGACAGCCGCGCCCCAGGCAGCTCGGTGATTGCCCTACCTGTGCGCTCGAAAGACACCCATCGAATACCAGCCACAGTTAGCCCGCATCCGTAGCGATCCAGTTGATTGTTACCTGTGAGCCAGTGTCCACAAAGAGCGAAAACTGCGCATTTGTGATCCCGAAAACTTTCGGGGTATTCCACCCAACAGACCCCGCGGCACCCTCGATAGTAGTTGTGACTACCGGCGGGCTCTGAAACCGCCCTGCGGGAAGCGGCACAACCTTGGTGTACTGCCCCGCACCTCCGGCAAGTACTCTACCTGCAGCAATCTGAGGCACCCTGGGCAGCTCGTCCGAGTAAGCTACCTGCCTCCACGTGGCCCCCGTCCACAGGAGCAGAACCCCCTGCTTCGTGACATAGATCGGCTGGCCCGGCCTGAGCGAAGCGCCCGTCGGGGCATTAGTGTTGATTACCGGGATAACGCCACCGGCGGCCGCTGTATATTCACGAATATCCGTCACGGAAAGGCCCCCGGCCGCCCGCACCCGAACCTCCGCCAGCGGAAGAACCCCCGTAGGAACAGCAGGAGTGGCCGGACTAGGCGAAGCCGTACCCGTTGTCACCGAAACCTCCGCCGTATATTTACCAGAAGCATCCACAGAGCCGTCACGCACAGCTATACCCACAAGGTCAATACGATCATACGAGGTATGCCGGGTAGCCAGAGTGCCCACAGTAGAGCTGGCCGCAGAGACAAGATACGACCCATTCGTGCTCTGCGCCGGGGTGACTACACCACAGCCCTGAGTAACCACGACATTTGTCCCAGACGTGCCCACAGCAAAACCGGAGATAACACCAGTCCTGACAGCGAGCTGGTGGGAGTCGTGAGCCATCGTGGCCCCCACAACAGCTCGCCGAAAATCCGCCGGCTGAATAGAAACGTTATTACCGATAGGGACAACCGGATCAAAAGCCATTAGAGAACCTCCTGCACAAAAATATAGGCTCGACTCTGCGTGTTATACTCGGACCCGGAATACCGGATCGTCCAATGCCCGCCGCCCAGCTCCTCCGGCCACTGCCGGACAGAGGGAATCACGGGGGTCTCACCCCCGAGGAGCGCCGACCGCTTAGTAGGGTCTACCACCAGACGCTCCCCACTACCAAGAGACAGCCCATCCCACAGCAGCACATACCCGCCGCTCTCTCCGGTGACATGGATCGTCGGGGAGATAGCCGGGCCAGCTATCTCGATCAAAATACGCCCCCTCACCGGGACGTAGATGTCCACCTCCCCCTCGGCCGTGGCGGTATCCCACCGCAGAGGAAAAGCCAACGGGAATCGAACACCACCGCTGACACGATGCATACCGAGCGTGTACAGACGCTGCCCAGTAGCATCCAGGTTTCCATCAGGGCCCTGCCCGCCACGGAACCACACCGGATCCGGTGCCGTAACCTGCGTACTCCACCGCAGAGTACGCGCATCCTGAGCCCACGACACAGACAGCTCACCAGACCGCAGCACCCGAATCGACTGCCACCCAGCAGGTGTCTCCACCGACAGCCAGAAAAGCCCATCCGAAAGAGCATTTTTCAATGCCCTCAGAGCAGCTTGGCCATCCGCCGGATCCGACCCGACATACACACCAGAAAGCGCACCAGAAAGAGCCCCACTATAGGGATTAGTTATCCATATACCATCCATCTGGTGGCGCTGCCCCTGAGAGAAAACCGCAGCAGGCAGCCCCCACAGGCCAATCTCAGACGTGACCCAGGACCAGCCGTCATTCAGGTCCAGTCCGCGGGCCACCACGCTCCTAGTCATGCCAGCCTCCTAAGCGCCTGAGACACCGCCACCGCGGTCGAGTACGGATCGACATTATATGTGTTGATTGTAGCATTAGTGCCAGCCCGGGTAGGAGCCACGGTAGCGCCGTCGCTGTCTGGTATGACAGAGCGTGCTGTCTGTGCAATCCCCATCGCGCGAGACTCGAGATACCCCTGCTGCCCCGCCATAGAGTCTGCAAAATCCCGGACAATAGCCTCACCGGAGTATGTCACATACCCGTGCCCGGAGAAAGGGCCCCATTTTGCCGGAGAGAAAGGCCACAGACCGCGGAGGTTTTCCATTCCCTTACGCACCCAACTGGTGATTTTATCCCAGCTCTGCTTTATGCCTTTCAGGAAACCATCCACGAGCGCCCTGCCGGAGTTGACCAGGAAGTTACCCATATCCCCAAGCGCGCCCATAAGCTCCCCGGGAAACCTTCGACCCCACTCTAGGATCGCATCAGCAGTACTTTTCGCACCATTCACGAATCCACCGAACCACTCAGCAGCGCCCCTAGCCAGCTGCGGCCCAAGATCCATGAGGGCCATTACTATTTTACCGGGAAGCTCCGCAACCCATCGGTTAAAATCGACAAGGGCATTGATACCGGCAAGGGCAAAATTGCCAAACCACACAGCGGCTTTACCCGCCAGGTCATCCAAGAATACCAGACCATCAAAAATCAGGCCGGGAAGATTACCAATAAACTCCCCCAAGAGCCCAAATCCGGCGATAGCGGCGTTAGAAAAGTCCTCCGCCCACCGCATAGTGGTCAGGTACTCTACGAAGGCATTAAACCCGTCGACAATGCTCTGCCAGAGCCCAGCAAGCCATTCACCAAACCCGGCGAAAGCATCTTTTACCCCATTCCAGCTGTCTGTAAGCCACTGCACACAAGCCGCCCAGACTCCATTGAGCCACTGAACAACGGTATCCCAGTTGGTTATGAGCAGATACAGCCCGGCAGAAAGCAGGCCAATAGCGGCCACAATCCACGTGATTGGGTTAGCCAGCATTGCAGCTGTGGCAGCCCAGATAGCCGCTGTGACCTGATACAGACCAACCAAAAGCAGACCAGTCAGCATGGCCCCCATAACACCCAAAACCCATGTGTTCTGCTGCACCCACATAGCGAACTCCTGGAACTTGGGAATCAATTCCGCCATAGTATCTCCAAGCCAGGTGAAAACAGCAGACCCGAGAGGCTCCAGAGCTTCCAAAGCCCTATTTTTCAGCAGCTGCCACTGCTCAGCAAAATCCATAGTCTCCTCGGCCAAGCCGAGAATAGAGTCATCCGTGGCACCAATAGACTGCATCATATCGCCAGCAGAGAGAGTGCCGCTCTTCATGGCCTCCACAAACTGCAGGGCGCCTCGGGTTCCGAAGATCTTCGACGCCAGTTCGAGGGCAGCAGCCTCATTCCCCTTTTCGAGGAAGGCACTGATCTCTGCGGTGACACGCTGGAAAGCCTGTTTCGGGTCCTCCCCCTTTTTGGCTAGGGTGACAAGCCCCTTGGACAGAGACGCCATTACAGCTGTGCTATTCAACCCCGCCTTGTCAAACGCACCAATCATGGCCACAGTATCGGTGAAACTAAAGCCGAGCGTCTTCATGGACGGGGCCGCCTGCTGGGCAGCAGACGCCAGTTCGTTCATTCCGACACCGGTAGCCTGAGACACCCGGAAGAGATTATCCATAGCCTCAATGACATCATCCCCGGCTATACCGAAAGCCGAAAAAGCGGCTGTCGTCTTCTGAATGTTCACATCCTGACCGAGGAGACGGCCAGCCTCCAAATACTGCTCGGAAACCGTTTTCAGGGTCTCACCAGAAAGCCCCAGACGAGTATTGAGATCGGCCACGGTAGAGCCGATTTTCGAGTACTCCACAGGGACAGAGCGGCCGATACGCTTCGCGATATCCGCCATACCCTCCAGGGCCTCACCAGAGGCACCAGTACCTACCCGGATAGTGTCAGTGACATCATCGAAGACACTACCGACCTCGTACAGGCCCTTACCCAAGCCTGCCAACAGACTCCCAGCGAGCACCGGGGCACCCCAGCCTTTGAGCCCTTCGGCGAGGCGCTCAGAGAGCCTCTGGCCACCCTGAGAGCCGGCACTCTCGGAGGCCTGCCCCACAGCAGAGGTGAGCTCGTCTGTGATTGTGCTTTCTGCACCTTTCATGGAAGGTACAAGCTGAAAATAGCCAGTGGCCAACTCGACACTACCCATTATCCCACCAATCCTCGAATTCACCCGCCGCTATAGGCTCGGCTCCGAATGTCTGTTTGTCGTCTTTCTCATGTGGACGCTTTATGGGCTTCGGCTTTTTGACCCTTTTATCTCCGCCCCGCTGCCAATTTGCGGCTGCCAAGAGATCTATTACGTTAGCCAGCAGATATTCTACCCCGCCCCACGGGAGGCCAAGCGCTGCACCTAGCGGAGACCCCGGGGTGACTGTATACAGGACAGCTCTGAGGTCCGACCACGTAAACTGATCGGACCCCAGCTGCCGGAGTCTCAGGCCCTGACGTATAAGCTCACCCTCCACAGCCACCGGGTAAGCCAACATAATCACCCAGAGCCCGATTATTCCCCCGGGCCGATCCCGGAATGCTCAGCCCATGCGTCCAGGAGCTCTTTCGCCTGAGACTCGTCGATCTCGTCCAGGATCCCCGGGCAGTATCTCTCCAGAAGCTTTATGGGGGCCATAGCGGCCGCGTCCACGTCCTCTTTCCGGGGCTCACGCCCGCGGCGCTTTGCCTCCGCAAGAGGCTTGGCCACCTCCGAAAGATTGATTTTGGCTCCGATGGGCAGCCTATTCATATTGGGGAGGGAAAAGATTTTCTTCCCACCCGGAAGCTTGAACCGGAAAGGTGCAGACTGGGTCACATCAGACGCGGAGAGCTCAAAAACCTTACTCACGCCGACACCACGCCATCATCAAGCAGGATGTAGATGCTGTTACCGTCCTTATCAGGGTAGCAGGAAAGAGTCACAGGCCATTTAATGGCGTCTGTGGCTGCGAACGTGATGGTGTCCGTTGAGGTAACCTGCCCATCCGGGACAAAAATCAGGATACGAGCATTGCCATCCTTCATCTTGAAGTACCAGGACTTGTGGGGAAGCTCGTCTGCCTTGATTTTGACGGTAGTCCTGGTACCGGTAGAGGACGTTGCCTTGGTGACAGAGACATTACTCTCGCCAGCAAAGTTGTTGAGAGACTGCTCATTCGTTTCAAGCTGTGTCCACTTCAGCTCTCCGGAAAAAGATTCCAGGATCTTTTTCACGATAGTTCCTGACCAGTCTTTAATGTCATTGGTCGACCGATCGACAGTCAGCTCGAGTCCGTCCTCAGAGACGTACCCGGCGTCCACAGCCTCCCGCGGGATAGTATCCCCAGCGTGCGATGGCACATCGGTCTGAAGCTTAGGAGACGCCAAAATAGCGCCAGTCACAGCCTGATCGGGCCTCCCGGCAAAAATGTTCAGGTTATTAACAGCCATTTTTCCTCCTAAATAGCAATACCGGCCACATGGAGCCGGATAGCAAACGAATACCGGCTGACCCCGGTAGTAGGGTCAGGGTCAGGATACGGGGCCACCACCACACTGCAGTGGTGGCACGGGTATTTTCCGACATACCCGCTGATAGGCAGGCCCTCCAGCAGATGCAGTACCCGGGCGGACAGCTCGAAAGCTTCTAGGTCGCTCTGAGGGGTGGTCCCCCAGCACGATACTGATATCTGATGCACAGACCGCCGAGGATCCAGAATCTCTCCACCAGTAGACCGCACCACAGCCATGGGGGATTTTCCGATCCGATCTGCCTTTCCAGCCGCTCGGATACCATCCTGAAAATTCAGGTACCTGATGACAGCAGTTTCGACGTCCGGTCGTATAGTCACACTCACGAAAGTCCCCCAAAAGCTGCTGTCAAAACTTTATCTTCAGCCTCCATTTTAGCACCTTTATAGGTCTTAGGCCTAACAGTAACCCGAGACCGTCGAGCGCCATCATACTCGGAGTATCCGAAGTCGTCATCACCGGCCTGAGCAACCATTTGCTCACCCCACTCGCGGAGCTTCTCCTTCACCTCCGGGCTTTTGCGCATAGCGTCAAAGGCGGAATAGTCGAACTCCAGCTTTGTAAATTTAAAGCCCATCAGTCCGCCCCCACCAAAAAGAGACACGTGTGATCGAGGATAGTACCCGAATCCCACACCTGGGGGTGCGCATCCACCCTATACTTAGGCACCGTATCATCCGACCAGATCCCTGAATAGTCGCCCCCGAGACGCTGCACGACATCAGCAGTCAAGACAGCCACCATATCCCACCGGAAAATCGATGTACCCGGAGGCGACCACACCGTGTAGGCAACTTTTCCGTCACCCTGATATGTACCCTCTAGGCCGTCCATCAGTCCCGGCTGCACAGAACAGCCGGGGACGATACCGCGAGTCCGTACAGTCCCGTACTCCCACTCCCCACGACCATTCATACGACGCTCAGGGGCGCCCACGATGATCGTCTGGGTCATGTGCGACACGACACTCATGGCCGCTCGCTCAGCATGTACGGGCCCAGTACTCGGCGCACAGCGTCACTCACCGTCAGCTGCCCACCGGCCGTGCCATATGAGGCGGAGATAGATCCCACAGCCTCCTGAGTCCGGCCCAGCGGGCTAGCCCACGACGCCAGCACCACAGACGCCACAGCAGAAGCCACAGCGCCCGGCACAGTGTCGTACCCATGTGTCATTGTGACCTGCACCGCACCCAGACGGCAGGGCATCGGCTTGCGGGTCTCCACCATGCCCCGCGGAGACCAGCCGTCCAGATCCATGATCTCGCCATCCACCGCCACCACAGGTGGGGCCACCAGACGGAGTGTAGGCAGGATCAGAGACCGACCCCCACGTGTATCCATGATCACCGTGTGAGTCTCCACCCCGGCGATATGCCAGCCGCACACGTCCCGCACCACGTCCGAGGCACGCTCAATCCAGCCCGAAAGCCCCGGGCTGGATGCAGGGACCCGGGCCCCCCGGGGATCCCCCCCCCGAGCCCGGAACCCCCGCCGCGACTCCTCATGCAACGTCCGCGTCTTCACCGTCTCCTGCCGCGTCGAATCC